AAAAACGTCAGCGTGCATTTTTTGCAGCTAAGGATGCAGATTATCCTTCTCCCCATGAAATAAAGCATCTTGAAGATCGCCTAGGTGAGTCACTGGGAGGTCGCTATGTCACGTTAGAAGAATTCACTGAAAATGAGCCAATGGTTGAGCGCACCAATTTTATGACTGGTGAAAAGTTCAAAGAACCGCTCAACACTCCTTATTATTGTTCACCTCGCTCTGAAACATATTGGAGCATGTGATAATGGACAAACTTTTTATAGGTTTAGGTTTTTTAGCATTCCTGCTAGTCTTAGGACTAGTAGGGAATGAAGACTATGAATATGAGGTCAGATCTCAAGTAAATTACTGCCAGATGGTTGAAGCTGGTATCTGGCCAGATTATAATGACACGTATCAATATTGCGATAAAGCTTATAATGCTCTCGCAAAAATACAAGGAGAATAAAAATGAATACTGGATTTGAAACAATGTCGTCTAAAGAGCTGGTTGCTTTCTATAATAACTTATGTGAACGACCAGTTAAAAAATTTCGTGATAAAGCTACAGGTATTAGAAAGTGTCAAGAGCTTTCTGATTTTGCCATTACTATTAAACAGAACGGTAAGACTGCAGAACCTCTTACTACTAAGTTGAAAGAGTCGCTTAATGGTAAAGATCCTATCAAGCCTCAAGTACCGACAAGGAGACAGGCTATGAGTTCTTCTCTTCAATTAGACCGCACAATCATGGTTTATGATACTGAAGGTTCATCAATAGGAATGTTTAATAATGTTCATCAGCTCTGGAAAGCTTATCCTAAATGGGTCACTGGTGCTCAGGTTGACAGGCTCACTCGAGTGCTCTACACAGCTGCTAAGGCTGGGGTTAGAGAATCTGTAACCATCAACGAGCGTACATTTGAATTAGCTCAGTCAGGATTAAAGCGCAATGGATAGCGTGTTCAACAAGCTAGCGATAAATAGAGAGGAGGTCAAGTGGGAAAACTACTTGGCCACTCTAACTCCTTGGCAGAATAAAGCTGGGGTGTGGTTCAAGAGAGAAGACTATTTCGCACCGCTCGGTTATAGCGGTCCTAATGGCTCTAAAATGAGACAGCTGATATGGTATGTCAATCGTTTCAAAGAGGGTAAGTCTCACATAGTCACAGGAGCTTCTATTCAGTCTCCTCAGCTGAGCATGAGTGCTATCGTAGGTTCTCATTATGGTCTCAAAAATAGACAGGTCGTTTATAGCAAGCCTCATACTGTTCTTACGCATGACAATCCTAGGATTGCTGCAGGGTTCGGTGCGGTATTTGAATATGCGAACGGTCCTTATAATCCTATCATTCAAAAGAGAGTTGCAGATCTGACTCAGCCTACTTCACTTGTCGTAGAATATGGTATCACTGTACCGCATAAAAGATATGACGCAGAAGATGTTCAGAAGTTTCATGAAGTCGGTGCACATCAAACGAGTAATATGCCTGATGATGTTGAGAGATTAATCGTACCTGCTGGGTCTTGTAACTCTCTCACCAGTGTGGTATTAGGTTTGAGTAGAAACCCGAATAATTTAAAAGAATTATTTACAATCGCGATAGGTCCTGATAAAAGAGACTGGATGGCAGAGAGGTTAGAGATCATGGGTGTTGACTATAAGAACTTGCCTTTCAAATGGAAGCATTATTCTTTGCACTCTAATAACTATGCCTCGTACTCGCAGAAGTTTACAGGGGAGACTCACGAAGATATAACATTCCACCCAACTTATGAAGCCAAGATGTGGCGATGGTTGAGGGAGACTAACTCATTAGATTATGATGACAGTACTGGATTCTGGATAGTTGGTAGTGCTGCGAATAGAGATGTTATTAGACCATTTTATACGGAGGCATCTTAATGGCTAGCAAGTGGAAAATTTTAGAAAAGTATGACTTTGAACTTTTGCCAGGAGAGCCTCAGCTGATGCCTGATGGCGACTACAGCTATTATCAATATCTTAATAAGCGTTGGCAGGAGACCGGAAAGAATGTTTTATGTCAGGAGTTTCTTCTAAACGAACATAAAGGAGCTTCGGTCATTCAAGAACCATTCGGAGGATGCGGAGTGTTTTCGGTTGCCTTACAGCATGTAGTTAAACCTCAGCATCATTTTATCGGAGAGTTAGATGATGACTGTGTTAATCAGCTCAAGTATTGCATGGCTGATTATTCTAATGTTGTAGTCTCTAAAGAAGATGCCCACGAAAGACTCGGAGTTATGCCAGCTGATATCTATGTCTGTGACTTCCCATTTTTCACATTGATACAGCACAGTAATGGTAAATGGAGAACTGAGATGGAAAGAATGATAGCTCATGAACCTGAAGCTATAATCATTACTGATGGGTCAAGCTGTAGATGGCATTTTACAGTACCTAATTTAATTGCTAGAGGGCATGATGTTTCTAATGATAGAGAGAGTTATGCGACAGTCTTTAGCGATTACTTTGAAGAACAATATGGTTATAGGGTGACTGCCATGGCATACCATGGTACCTGTTTCTATATTAAAATAGAACCTACTAACTTAGAATATTCTCCTGTCAGATTTAAAAAGATTGTAGCAGGAGAAGGTTATAAAGGCTTACAACCAGTAAAGGAATAACTATGATAACTGATACAGATTATCGGTTGAGAGAAAACCGAACAAAATACTTCGATGCGCTTTACACCTTGAATTTAAATTATGGCGTTATGCCAGGATTAGTTTACTTGTACATGCCTGAACTGGCTAAGCGGTATAACTGGGATACTGAGCAGCGTCTCTGGTATGCTTTCTTGAATGGCATGACCCAAAACCCCATAACATCATTAAGGCTTCTAGAGCAGCTCCCTGAGGTGCCTCCTGCTGGGGCAGCTTTGACTAAGTTCACTAATTGGTTTGATGAAAACTGGGAAACTCTGCAATACGACACTGACCGCAGATATCAAAAGAAAGATACAGTTGAAGCTATCAAGTCTTATGCTACCCTGTTAGATGGTTTCAACTCTCAAGAGGAAATGCTCACAGGTGATTATCAAACACTGTGGAAGAGAGTTAGAGATGGGTATGATTCTTTTGGCAGATTGTCAGCATTCAGTTACCTGGAATACGTATACTTGAATGGGTTCGGTGCAGACTGTGATGATTTATTATTTGAAGATAAATCAGGCAGTAAGTCTCATCGTAATGGTATGATGTTTTTATACGGTGCTGATCAGTACGTCTGGGACAAGCGCATGAAAAATGATTTCAAAGGTGATTATCCAGACTTTCCTAAAATATGTGATTGGCTGAACACTGCGGCGAGTTCTTATTTAGATCGTTACTCTCAGTTGAATCCCGAAGTATCTAATGTAGGCAATTTCACTTTTGAAAGTAATCTATGCACCTTCAAAAATCATTTCTTTGGAAGACGTTATCCTGGAGTGTACGCTGACATGGCGTGGTCACGTATTGAATGGGCAGAGGAAAAAGGTTTAGATGTTGAAGAGTTTAAGGACATGAGATCTGAGTTATTACCGACATGGCTTAGAGCCGAGTGCTCTAATAATAAGGTTGACATTAATAAACATGCAGCTATATTTGCAAACACAGGTACACCATTCCGAGGGGAGCATTTTTTACATGGCTAATATAATATTGAGATTATCAGGAACATTCGGTAGTGGTAAGACCACTGCTGTTAGAAGGTTTATAAATGATTACCCGCACTCAATCTTGAAAAAAGATGATAAGATTATGGGTTATGGTATCGATTGTAAAGTAGTCGGTATAAACAATCCTATTTATATTATCGGTAAATATGATAATGTTTGTGGGGGGACTGATAGTATGCCTACTCAGCTCGCGATTGCTGAAAGAATACTGGAGGCTCATAAATATGGGCATGTACTTTACGAGGGTGCTTTAGTTTCTGCTTCAGGTTTAGGTGGTAAAGTTACTCAAATGACTGAGGAAACAGGATGCACTGTTTACGCATTCTTAGACACTCCTCAAGATAAATGTATAGAAAGAGTTATCGGACGACGCAAAGAAGCAGGTAATGAAAAAGAGTTCAACCCTAAAAATCTAATTGACAAGTTTAAGAGTGTGTCAAACTGTCGTAAAAATTTAACTGATGCCGATTTAACAGTGGTCGACATAAGTCATATTGACACTCATCCCCCATTACTCAAAATAATAAAGGACTTTGAAAATGATCGATAGTAATCCGTATAACATGCCTGATAAAGATACTGTTATATCAACGAACGCATTACTTTATTTTGTGTGGGAGCGAGAGGCTATGCGCATCGCTAAAGAAAATAGATTTAACGGTGCATTGACTCTTGATCCTATTTTAAGTAAATATAAGTTCACTAATATTAGAAGGAAAGATGATCGAGTTAGTGAATGGATCATTAAGAATGTGATAGATCTTTACCCTACTGAAAATTACAGGCAGGATTTATGGTTCGTTTTATTGATATGTCGTTTGATTAATTGGCCACCGACCCTGCAGCATTTGATCGATGAAGGGATATTACTCCAAGCTGCAGGAGATTTTGACACTGGTAAATTTTCTAAGTCTATTGAAGAATTTAGAGAAAGCTTAAATGGCAAGAAAGTTTACTCCGGAGCTTACATGGTCTACCCCACTAAAAAAGATGTAGGGTCAGTCAAGTCTTTATCTTTAGCGAGGTATATTATTGAACCTACACTTGACATAGGAGATGATATTGATGGCTCTTTCTTTGAGCATAATTCAATAGCTGACTTTGTAAGAGTGCTTTCCGGCTGTTTTGGTATAAGCACATTCATAGCTGGGCAAGTGGCAGCTGATTTAACTTATGGCGACGCTGTATTAGCCAAGGCTAGTGATCTTTACAGCTACGCACCTATTGGTCCTGGTAGTAGTAAAGGTTTGAATTATCTGCTAGGTAGAGGTCCTTATGCTTCTTGGACACAGGATCATTTTAATAGCGAGCTTATGAGTATTAACGAAGACATTAAATCTAATTTAGAGATCACTGACCTCACCTTACATGACGTTCAAAATGTTATGTGTGAGTACAGTAAATATACCAGGACTGTTTTAGGTGAGGGAAAACCTAAGACTATGTACAGACCAGAGATGGAGTTTTAAAATGGAATTGATAGTTGACAATGTGAACGAGGCATTTTCAGAAATTTTCTGGAAGTTTAAAGTTCTTAACTTGAAACCTCAGCAGACTCGTAATGGTCCTGCGCTGGTTTATCCTGAGATAGTAACTACGACTTATCGTCATCCCGAGGAGAGAGTTCTGTTTGATCCGCAAAGAGACGCTAACCCTATTTTTCATCTTATGGAATCGATCTGGATGATAGCAGGTCGGAAAGATGTAAGGTTTGTCAAACAGTTTAATAAAAATATGGAAAATTTTTCTGATAATAAAGTAGATTTCAACGCTGCATATGGATGGCGATGGAGGCAGCATTTCGGTCATGATCAATTGCTTGACGTGATTGAATTATTAAGGAAAGATCCTGATACTCGCCAAGCTGTTGTACAGATGTGGGATTCACATGATTTATATAAAAAGACCTTGGATAAGGCTTGTAATACTCAGATAGTGTTCCAGGTGATTGATAATAAGTTGACGATGACAGTGTTCAACAGGTCAAATGATCTTTGGTGGGGGGCTTACGGAGCCAACGCAGTTCATTTCAGTTTCTTGCAAGAGTTTGTTGCGAGGTCATTGGCTTTAGAAATAGGTAGGTATAATCAAATCTCAGTCAACTTTCATTTATATACTGAGCTTTACAACATAGGAAACTTTTTACAGTCTCCTCCGAGTAAAGATCATGACGCATATAATGCAGGGTCAGTGCATTCTTACCCAATAATGGACAATATGAATATGGATGCTTTTTTAGAAGATTGTGAAAAGTTTTGCACTTTTCAAAGTGTGACGAGTAATTATAAACATTCATTCTTTAAAGAGGTGGCCGTACCCATGGCTCAAATTTATAAGGAGCGCAAAGAAAAAGTAAGCGATGGCATGCATATAGTTGATGACATAGCTGCCACCGACTGGAGATTAGCTACTCGTAATTGGTTAGAGAGGCGAGTAAAATAATGCTTGCCTTTTATAGTAAAATAAACGATAGTATATTCCATAACTTATAAAGGAGAACTAAATGGAAAAGACACTTCAATTTATTATTGACGGATCTGCAGTTAAAAGATTTCATACCGTCACTACCATCACTCAAGACACTGTCGGTCATCACTCACATAATGTTGCGATGCTATGCCTATTAATGGATATCACTGCCAGTAAAGCATTAATGATGGCAGCGTTATTCCATGATCTAAGCGAACATATAACCGGAGACATACCTAGCCCAGCTAAAAGAGAGTATGGGATACTTTCTCAAGTTAGTGACCTAGAGGAGAGTCTTATGCGTGAAGCAGGTGTGGTGTTCCCGAGTCTAAGCGATAAAGATAAAAGAACACTTAAGTTAGCTGACATTGCTTCAGGAGCTATTTTCTGTGCCACTGAGGTTAACCTAGGGAACACTAAACTAAAAAAGATCTTTGACACTTACATGTCTTATGCTCGGCAGATGGTTCTTAAAGGTCGCGAGAGATTGTTATTTGATGTTATTGAGGAGATGATTAATGACAAGTAAAGTGAATAAGACTCAGATTGGCGGCAATCATTATAAGTCTGAGACTGGTGGAGAGGAGCACTGGGACAGGGTGTCTAGGCTCGGTCTTAACTATTTCCAGGCTTGCGCTACTAAGTATATTGAGCGATGCTACCTCAAAGCTAAACAGCCATTCTATACTATTCAAGATCTCAATAAAGCTAAACATTTTATTGATAAGTTGATTGAGATTGAAACGGCTAAGCATCAAGATCAAGAGGCGTCTGGTCATTATGTTAATCAAGATCCCGACCTGTACAGAGGAGATCTACGCTACAAACAGTTTGATAGCGATTATAAGGATCCTTACGACAAATGAGTACGTGGGTATTTGACACCGAGACGTTACCGAACCGTACCCTGCTCAGTGCTAAGTGCATTGAGACAGGGGAGTGGTTTGATATATGGCGTCATGAACAGGATGCGGTAGAAAAACTGCGTTACTTTATAGCAACAGATAATAAAACTTTTGTTGGGTTTAATTCTATTTATTTTGATGATGTAATCGTTTCAGCATTTTGTGCGGGCAGGTCAGAGTTGGAAATAAAAAGAATAGCAGATGATCTGATTGTTAATAGGACGCCATACTGGGAGGCATATAAGAAGTTTCATTTACGTAAGCATCTTAAAGATCATATAGATCTAATCGAGGTCGCTCCGTCTTTTGTGGGACTGAAGGCATATGGTTCAAGAATGCACATGCCTACTTTGCAAGATATGCCCCTAGCTCATGGCACAATGGTGAAACCTCATGAAGAGCAGCAGATACTTGATTATTGTCACAATGATGTTGACACTACTGAAAGACTCTTAAGTATGTTAGAGTCTGAGATAATGTTGAGAGTTGAGATGAGTCGTAGGTATGGTGTTGACCTCAGGAGTAAGTCAGACTCTCAAATGGCTGAACAGGCTTACATTAAAAGCATGGGTTTGAAAAAGAAAGAAAATACTATACCTAAGACTATAAAGTATATCCCTCCTGCTTTCCTCAGTTTTGAGAGTGATGCGCTCAAAGAGCTGTTGGAAAAAATAACCTCACATGTGTTCTTTATGAATCAAAAGACTGGTCATGTCATATTGCCAGAGTTTCTGGGTAAAGAGATCGTTTCTCATGGAGTGGGTAAATATCAACTCGGAGTAGGCGGTATACACTCAGTGCATGACAAGAAAGTGTGTTACATCGCAGATGGTAAAATAATGGGTGAGATAGATGCAGCTTCTTTTTATCCCTCAATCATTATCAAATGTGGTTTTACTCCGCAGTCTTTGGGTGCAGATTTTACAGCAGAATATCAAAAGATTTATACTGAGAGATTAGCAGCGAAAGCTAGCGGTGATAAGACTACCAGTGAGACTCTTAAAATTAGTTTGAACGGTACATTCGGTAAATTAGCGAGTCGCTACAGCGTACTGTATTCTCCAGACTTGATGCTGGCTGTTACTCTAACTGGTCAGCTGACACTGTTAATGTTAATAGAAAGGTTAGAAAAGTTAGGAGTTGAAACTCTAAGCGCAAACACTGACGGCATAGCTGTGAGATACGATCAGCATAGAGCCGTCGAAGTAGATCAAGTCATAGCAGAGTTTAGTGAGCTTTCTAAATTTGAGTTTGAGTTTACACCATACCGAGCATTAGCGATGAAAGACGTTAATAATTACATAGCAGTTAAGCCTGACAGGAGCCTCAAAGTAAAAGGTATTTATGCTCCTCTTAGCCTACGTAAGAACCCCACTGCTCAGGTATGCTCAGACGCTGTAGGAGCGTGGTTAGCCCATGGAGTACCCTTGGGTGAGACTATCTACGCTGCTCCTTTTAAGGACTTTATAAGCGCGAGAAACGTCACTGGTGGGGGTAAACAGGAAGGTAAATATTTAGGTAAAGTTGTCAGGTGGTACCAAAGTACGAAATCAGTAGAGCCTATTCGGTATTATAAAAACGATAATAAAGTACCAAAGAGCGATGGGGCAAGAGCATGTATGACCGTAGAAAATTTTGAAACGCACCCTAGTGACTTAGATTACGACTGGTATTATAAGGAAGCTATAAAAATAGCAGTGGCGGTAGGTGCGTCCACATATTTAACTAACTATGAGTTGGCGTTGATAGCTCCTGCTCCAAAAAAGAGGAAGAAAAATGCAGCATAATATGAAAACAGTTTACGTAGTTCAAGCAGATAGTAAGAAAGATTTATCAGATGCAAAAAGATATGGTCATTTATTGGCTGTGTTTGGAAATCCTCGCAAACCTTATGATACTGCTGAAATGATAAGTAAAGCACGACGAGTGCTCAGTGAGTGGCAAGAAGGAGACTTCTTACTCATGCTAGGTGACCCCACACTCTGTGGAGTCTGCATGACAGTAGCTTCTGAGTATACTGACTGTATAGATATTCTCAGCTGGGATCGTAATACGTTCTGTTATATCCCGCAGCAGTGGGACTTTGAAACAAACCAGCTCAGCCTTGGCTTAGATGTCAACGGTGCACCAGTTTAACCACGGCAGTCGACAACTGCCTCAATCCAAAGAAGGAGATCAAAATGTCAAAAGAGAAGAACTGGCAAGACAGCTTACGCAAAGGTAAGCAAAAGATACCACCTCGTATTTGTATTTACGGGAGCCATGGTATCGGCAAATCAACTCTCGCTTCAGAGTTTCCTAAGCCTATTTTCATCAGTACTGAAGATGGTTTAGACTCTCTAGATGTCGTGAGTTTCCCCAAGGCTACAAGCGTCATGGACGTAGTAGAATCAATCCGCACTCTGCTCAAAGAAGAGCATGAGTTCAAGACTGTAGTCGTTGACACTGTAGACTGGTTGATTGAGCCTCTAATTCAAAGCAGTGTAGAGTCCGCTCACGATGCTAAAGAATTAGCTTATGGTAAAGGGCAAATGATGGTAGCTGAAGAGTTTAGAGAGATACTTCAGGGACTAGATCATTTACGTCATAAAAAGAACATGAACGTGGTATTAGTCGCTCATGCTTCAGTGACTAAATTTGAAGACCCTCGTACAGAGCCGTATGATCGGTATCAACCCAAGCTGCCTAATCGTTGTAATGCATTACTGCAGGAATGGACTGACGTCCTCGCCTTCTGTGCATTCAAAGTATTGATACGCAAGAGTGATGCTGGGTTCAACAATACTAAAAATAGAGGCGTAACGACCGGAGAAAGATTGTTACACTTTATTGAGAACCCAGCCTACATGGCAAAGAATCGTTATCGCTGTCCTGAGGAAATTGAGATGTCGATAGAAAACCTAACTAAAATAGTTCCAATAGCGCAATAAGGAGAATCAACATGGCTAAATTTGGATTTGATCTAGACGAAGTAGAAATAGATGTTCAGCAGGACTATCGCCCATTCCCCAAAGGTAACTACAAGCTGCAAGCTGTAGAGGCAGAGGAGAAGGAAACAGCCAAGCGTAATGGTACATACATCAAAGTAAAATTTGAGGTGGTGAGTGGCGAACATACTGGGCGGTTACTCTGGGAGAACTTTAACGTAAGTAATCCGTCAGAGGTTGCCCAACGTATCGGGAGGCAGCAACTGGTAGCTTGGGCAACTGCATGTAACAAGCCTGATGCAACTGACACTGATGTGTTGATTGGTAAAACATTTGAAGCGTCAGTTGATATTGAGAAAGGTACTGGCGGTTACGAAGATAGCAATAAGATTAAAGGTTATCTCCGGAGTGATGCCTACGACAATATCGCTAAAGTACCTAAGGCAGCTCCTGTTGAGAAGCAAGAGCCTAAAGCTGAGGTGAAAAAAGATACACCATCTAACCCTTGGGACTAGTATGTAGTGGAGAGAGTCGCAAGGCTCTCTCTTTTTATAAAGGAAAGCGATATGCCATCAATACCAGATACCTCAGGATTAGAGCTTATTGATAAGATCTATGAAGGTTATGTCAGAGAAGATAATAATGATAAGTTATATCTTGGTAGGCTAGGCTCTTCTTCAATAGGTAATGAATGCATCAGAGAGACTTGGTTTAGTTGGAGAGCATTTGACAGAGAAGAGTTTGAAGGCAGAGTGCTGAGGTTGTTTGGTACTGGTCACTGGCAAGAAGACCGAGTGGTTGAAGATTTACGCAGAGCTGGCTTCAGCGTCTGGGAAAAAAGAGATGACGGTAAGCAGTATGAGTGTGTT